ATTCATGCTTTCGCGCTGGTGATCGATGACTTCCATTCCGAAAGACCGTTTGACCGGCTCTTCAGATGAAACACCGACGCGCACTGTGCGCTCGTCTGCATCGATGGCCTTGTCATCCATATCCATCGCACGCATGACCAGATCGGCGCGGTCAAAGCGCTCTTTTTCTTCATCATCATCGCCATAATGATATGGGCGCTCGTCCATTTCGTCTTTGTCGCCGTTTTCCTCGACTTCCATCATCGACTTGCCGAAAGTGATGATATACGCATCATCGGTTTCTTCGACGTTTTGAATGTGCCGCTCTTCCACGATATCACCTCTTTCTTTGTCGTCGGATTGTACATCAGTTTTTAGCGGATGGCCATCGGGCAGCAGATCGGTGTCAAACTTGCCCGATTGGAATTTACCTGTTCTGACCGCTTTCAAGAAAACATTTACGCGTGCCATCGCCCATTGCTCCGGGCTGCTGACACTAGGGCGAACGCTGCCGGGATTTGTTTTATATGCGCCGATCCCGCGTTTATATACCGCCGCCAACATCCGCAACGTGACGCGCTTGCCCTTTTTGTCGCCGTGCTTTTCGTTGTGTTCATCAACCTTGTTCTGCAAAGCCGTCAGCGTTTTTTCGGAAAAATCATCTTTCAGCGCACGCGTGTCTTCATTATCGATGCGATCCATAATGGCATCACGGCCACGCGCCCACGTCTGACCGGCATCGCCGCCCCAAAGCGCCCACGCGATCCGGCCAGCAGACGGATAACCATCCTCGCCGGGGCTGAACCCTTCGGCATCTTTGTCGACTTCATGCCGTGCGAAATAGCTGACCATCCGGCGCACTGTGCGGGGCGATAACTCATCACGATTCACAAGCTGTCGCGCACGCGCAACACCGACCGCTGTACCGCCGCGCCCGTGTTCTTTGCGCCAATCCAGACCGCGCCGTGCCTCTTCAGCCATTGCCTGCGTCGGACGCAGATCGATGTCTTCGCCCTTATACTTCGCCATCATCACCGCCTTCGACTATCGGATCGGCAGGGAATTTGGTGCCGAACGGCTCAAACGCCATAGACAGGCCAAACTGTTCAGCCACCTCTTTATCACGCGCAATCTGGCTGAATGTTTCTTCAACATCCCGGCCATAGTTTGCAGCCACATCCTGCATCGACAGAACGCCGTTTTGCAGGCCAACGACTGCCGCGTTGATCTCTTTCAGTGGGTCGACCCAGTTCCAGCCGCGCCCACGGAAATATGCGTTGTCGCTGAATTTATCGTATTTGCTGGCTGGCAGTGGAATGCCGCCGAAATCCATAGCATTCGACAGCCACGATCTAAACACCGGCTCCATAAAGTGTTCGATCATAAACATATGCAACGCACGATAACCGTCGCGCTCATCAAGTGCGCCCTGCCGGATCGATGAATAATTCACCGACGACAGATCGTTCGACAGGCTGGCATAACTAACATTCAAACCAGACGCCACGCCCCGCAGCATCGCGTTTTCGAATTCCGCATAGCCCGTGTTCGGATGTTTTGGGTCGAACATCTCCAGACCAAACCCAGCCGGAAGCTGGTGAAAGCTGCCCGGTTCAACATCGATGACCGGCTGAAAGTCGTTCTCGTACCCTTCGCCAACAAAATCATCGCCCGATGGCGTTGTTAGGATGCCCATCTTCGATGCGCCGATCCGGGCTGCAATGACTTCAGCCTCGCGGAAAGCATGCAAGTGCTTCAACGCTGACATCGCCGCAACCATAAACGGTTCGCCCCGCGTCTGGTGCGTGCGGGTCGGCATGTAAATGTGGATAATTTCTTCAGCCAGAACGCGCGTGTGCTTCTGTGAATGCGATGCGTGATAGTATTTATCACCGGGATGCGATGACAGGACATAATATGCAACCGGCCTGTGCGCCGGGTCCATCTCAATGCCCATCCTGATCTGGTTGCCGTTGTTCAGCTTTTCGTTTTTCTTTTCATCGATCAGATCGGCTTCGATGAATTGCAACGCAAAGCCGTCACGGTATTTCGGCCCGTTCAGTTTGCGGATGAACACCTCGCCATCACGCGCCAGCGTTTCAATGACTAGGCGCTGGCAGTCATACCACGACATCCGGCCATCAGCGGTCGGCGTTCCAAGCCTGCCCCACCGCTTCCACGCATTTTCGATGATGGTGTTTCCAGCCGCATCAAGACTGCCGTCATCGTTGCGCGCCTTGACTTGCAAGTGGAAACCGTGATCACCGACAACATTGGTTTTCAGCAGATTCACATAGCGCCGCGCAAATTCATTGTCGCGCACCAGTTCGCGGCTTCGATTCCGCATGACTTCCAGCGTGAAACGCAACTCACTGTCGGCGCTGTTGCCCGATTGTGTGAAGTCGCCAAACAGTCGACCGGCACGCGCCGCTGCATAGCTGCGTTTTTTCAAAGGCTTTACGGTCTCTTCATCGCGCTTCAGAAAGTCAAACAAGCCCATCTCTAAAACCTCACTTTGATCGTGCCGCCGTGGGCGCGACCATTGCGAACGTGATCCTCCCTATGTTCAAACGCCACTTCGCGTCGATAATGATCACGCCATTGCACCAGTTCATCCGGCGGGATTTTGGAAAGGGATCGACCGTTGATAGAATAAGACAGAACGTCAGCGTCAGCACGTCCTTGCAAAACCGTTTCAATCTTGTCCAGCATGATGTGGGCGTGGCTTCGCGGGTCAACATTGTTATCCAGATCGGTGATGATATGCCACGATCCGGTTTGTGTGACGATGCGCTCACTATCGCTGCTGCGCGTGATTTCTAACTGCCAATGGTGATCACCGATATCAAATGACGCACTGGCTGTGCTGGTGATTGTGAATAAATAATCGTTGCCATCAGCCGTGCCGGTGACTTGAAACTCATGCGTGCCGCCGCCAGAGGTTAGGCGGCTGACATATTTGACGGCATATGCGGTTGATGGATAATCGCTGCCAAGGTTCTTTTTGCGCCACGTTACGCGATCACCGACAACAATCTGGTCAGGTTCTATCGTTGGCGCATTATCGGTGTCGAACAAATTAGCCATTAGCGCCACCCATTAACAAAATCGCCGCGCCTTTGTGGGCGGCGCAGCGGTGTATTTTTCGGCACGTCTTCATCTTGCCGAACCGATTGCGATGCACGATCTGCCAGTGTGTCGAGGTTTAGGTTTAGTATAGCCAATGCCCCCGTCGCATAAACCCGGCAGTCTAATGCCTCATTACGGGTCCGCGTCTTGATAAACTCCCGGCGCGGGAACCCTTTGTGGAATTTTGTCACGATCTTTTCCGACGCGGCAAGCTGCTTGAAATACTCATCAGGCCGGTCGTTGGGAAAGTGGCAGAACCCCGGACCTTCTGATTGTATCTGAAGTCGGGAGAAAATTAAAGATTTGATATTGTCAACGCCCAGCGTAAACAATCTGATCTTCCCGATGTTGTTTCTGGATGGCCTCGACACTATCGGGCGACTTTCGCCAGCCATACCTTTGATCGCAAAAACGCGCTTGCCTTCACGCGGTCGCACAAAGTCATAAACAGCTTTTGTATAGTGACCGCCAGAGTCGATGCAGGCTGATCTGATTTGCAGCACGCGCCCGTCTTCGGTGTCCCACTTTTGCGCCAGATGCGCGTCTAAATCCTGCCATAGTTGCGGCGTCGATGGATCGCCATACAGCGTGCGATAGTCCAGCGACCAGCTTTCTTCTGATCGGCCCCAGCCCACAATCTCGACTTCGATCCGGTCGTCCTGCACGTCGATGCCAGCGGTCACGACGACAACGCCGCTATCGACGCGCGGCCCAAATTCTTCGGCGCGTTGTGCAACGTCGTAATCGTCAACGGTTTCGCCTTCGTCTTCAAAGCATTCTGCAAGCGTAGTATTCACAAAAACGCGCAGGGTATCTGGCAGCGCTTTGGCGTTTAGAAAATCCTGCGCTATATCGCCCAGCGGCGTCCAAGGCGAATACAGGCCGGACAAATGGAACCCGGCGGTCCCGTTGAATGGCTCCGCTGCAATCCATTCACCGCCTTTGATCGCGCGGTATCGCTTGGCATCATCCCACGCGCAGCCGCATTCCTCGCAAATATATTCAGCCGTCTCCGGGCTGTCTTTTGTCCAGTGTACGTTTGACCATTTCAGCGTCTGGCTATGGCCGCAATCAGGGCAAGGCACATGATAATATCGTTGGTCGCTTTGGCTGAAAGCCGTTTCAATACGCGATGCGCCTTTGTTTGTTGGCGTGGAAACCATCACGATTTTGCGGTTGTGCGTAAATGTTTTTGTCCGGGCGATGCCCAAATTGATCGGGTCGCCCTCTGATCCGGCGCTTGGCGGATATCTATCCACCTCATCAAAGAAAACAGAACGCACCGGGCGCGATGCAAGACCGGCGGCACTGTTTGCACCAACGATGGCCAGATATCCACCGGGAAATGATTTCTGATATAGCGTGTTACCGCTATCACGCGACCGGGCATCTGCCACCTTGCCCTTTAGGGCTGGCGTATCACGCAGCATCGGTGCCAGCCGGTCATTCGACCACATCTTCGCCATTTCCAGCGTCGGCTGCACGATCAGCATCGGCGACGGGCTTTGATCGATGAAATATCCGACCGCGTTGTTGATGATTTCTGTCTTGCCGATCTGCGCCCCGGTCATAAATACCACGCGCTCAACGGTCGGATCGGATATGGCCTGCATCATCCCGCGCTGATACGGCGCACGATCTGTCGACCAGAAGCCCGGTTCTGCCGATGCCTCTGGTGACAGTCTGCGATAAAGATCAGCCCATTCGTCAATCGACAGATTTGGAGGTGGCTGCATTGCCGCCAGAATTTTCTGGCTGATCTTCGCCACTGTCGGATGACCGGATAGGGTTAACGACTTTGACTTTGACATCTGCTATTTCCTGCAACGAATCAAAAATGTGATCCTTCAATATGCTTTTCACTTCGACCAGCTTTTCGGCGGCGTAGACTTCCGGCGCAACGCGCTGTGGAAACGCCAGCAGCTTCTGGCGCATATTCTGCGCCACTTCCATCCACGCCGCCTCTACATCTGCGGACGGGATAAGCTGCTCTTCGATCTGCGCTTTTTCCATCTCAGCCATATCGGCTTTGACTTTGGTCAGCCGCGTGCGGTGCGTGTTGTAATCGTCGCCGCTAACGTCAGCACGCAGACCGCGCTCCCGCAGATACTTAATATAACCGCGCACCACCGGCACAAGTTCATATCTGCCACGCTCTTTGCGCGGTATCACGCCCTCATTCACCAGTTGCGTCACACGCTGCGGCGTTAAATCCAGCAGCTTTGAGATGGTATCCAGCGGAAAGGTTTGATCAGACATCGACTTGTCCTATTGGAGCGTGCGGGTCAGTGCTGCCCTGCCGCTGTGCTGACTGGTCGTCAGCCATCGCCTGCTTCGCACGCTTTGGGTATGGTTTAGATAAATGAACTATTTGTTTCCTTGTTTTTTTGTCCAGTGGCATCAAATACCTATGCTTCCCCGGAACATCCACAACATGAGCGGATTTATCTATTCGCCTAGCTCCCTCTATATTTTGGGTTAAGCCCTTTGCTCCGATAGAACGTGGATGCGTCAGCTTGCCGTTGATCATATAAAATTTTGCTGGCTGGCCTTGACCGGCATATACCCAATTACCCGCTTGATAGATGCCGCCGTGATGCCCCTGCGATTGATCAGCGAAAGAAACAACAAGCTTTATATTCGGGTTTGTTTTTTTCAAAAACTTCAATGCAACAGACACAATTTTAGAAACTGGCGTTTCATGTTCGCGCATAGCGATGCGAACCAGCTCCACACATTCAGTTTGTGTCATGCTATATGGCTTGCCGAGGTTTGGAGTAGCGCCGCGACCAAACAAAACGACGCCCGTAAATTTTTCGCATTCCCATATCCCGATTTTTACCAACTTACCAACAGGGACACATTTACTATAATGCCAGTTTTCGCAAGCGAACTTCGCAGCTTTATGCGTTGCAAAATCAATTTTGATTGCCGATGCGTTCATTTGCCCCTCGCATCAAATTCTTTTTTGCAATGGGGACATTTTATTATCTTAGGATCAAGTTGATCAAGTTGCCCTTGATCAGATTCATCTCCCGCATCAAAATTTACGTCGCCCAACAAAAACGATATTTCATCATCAGAAAAACCTGTTTTGGTAATGTCAAAATTTAGTTCGTTTATCTCGCCCAACTCAAGCGCCAGCATCTCCTCGTCCCAGCCAGCATTTAGGGCCAGCTTGTTGTCAGCGATCACATATGCCTTTTTCTGCGCGTCGGTTAAATGCGTCAAACGCAGGCACGGCACCTCTTTCATATTTAGCCGCTGCGCCGCCATCGTTCTGCCGTGGCCAGCAATGATCAACCCATCAGCATCGATCAGGACCGGGTTGGTGAACCCAAACTCTTTGATTGACCCGCAAATCTGCGCGATTTGCTCGTCAGAATGCGTGCGTGAGTTGCGTGCATACGGTATCAATTCTGCCGTTTCAACATACTCAATTTGCTGCTTCACCTTAAAACCTCTCTAAAATTAAAGGGACTCCCCCGCCCCTGTCGCTAGGAAAGTGTCGGGGTCGCGCGTTACC